AATTAATGGCGTGGATCTACAAACAAAACAGCATATTTTAATTGCGTCCCAAATTGTGGTTTTTTGGTCAAAAACATAATCAAAATTTTCGTTGTTTTCATCTGCTAAATCAGCACAAATTTTAAGACCTTCTAAGTCCAAATCAGAATCAGACATTCTGCCTCCGTGATCGGCTTTTAAAATGTTCACCATTGCCCAAATTGGGTTTCTTGTGGCAACAGGCTGTGACCATGAATAACCATTCCAAATTGGAAGTTTTCTAGTTGCTAATACGTTTACTTTGTTTTTTACAGTGTTTTGGCTAGCCCTTGTTTTGACGTTCAAAGTCACCATGTTATCGGGTTGAAGTAAATTACCTAAATAAGCTTTTGCGCCATCCCAGACAATTTTATTAGTTCCAGTAGTTTTTAAATAACTTGGATTTACTCTTCTTGCTCTGATTTCATATCTTCCCGACAAAACAAAAAAGTGTTTTGTAATTCTAACCCCTTGATTAGTTGCTAATCTTTGGTTGTAGCGGTAAAGATCAGTCCATGGATAATAAGAAGCTCCGTCATTGTCTATTTCTCTATATTGCCACAAAACATCTACAGCCAGTGCTTGTGTCCTGCCTTTTTTGTCTACATAATAGCAACCGCTAGGCATACTGAAATCTATTTCTAATTTATTTGTGTATGTGTTTGGTGGATTGACGGCAAAACCTCCTATCCAACCACCATTATCTGTGTTGTAGCCAGTTTCGTTAGAGCCGAATAATTCCAAATTGCTAACTTCTCTTGATGGGCTAACATTGTTGTCAAAAACTCTAATGTTATTAAAATAATATTGCATACCAACAAACCCATCGGAGGTGCTATCTTCTATTAAAACATCCTCAATATCAAATTCATCACCTTGACCCAAGCTAAAAACTTGATAAAGGTCTTGCTCATTGTCTACATATTTTGTGTAGGGAGATGATAGATAACTAACCCATAATTTATTCCTGCCATAGGCATCTTCAATAGGACTATTTAAACGTGCTTGGTTTCTTCTTCCGTTTAATGTGTAAAGCGGGTCTGGCTCTGTTCTGTTGTCCTCAAACTGCGGAGGTTCTATAGAATTGAATAAAACTAAAGCAACTGCTATAATAGCTACTATAGCAATAATTATAGATATTGGGTTAGCTCCTACATGATACAGAAAATGAAGTTGATCGTTTTTGTTTAAATCTATGGATGACCATTCTTCTTTTAATGGATAATATTTCTTTTCGTCTCTAACTAAAATTAAAAGCCAAGGATCATTTAAAAAATCAACATCAGAATCCTCTAAATATTGGTTCAAAGTGCTAAAATTTGTTCTTAAAACACTTGTTGTGTTTTCAACATCTAAAGCGTTCTTAGTTATGCTTATTTTTGCCATAAGTAAAAATTATAAGTTAATCCTTTTCTTATTTTAATATTACTGAGACTTTCTAAAACTACCCCGCTTTTCATGCAAGAGTGTAAGCATTTATTTTGACTCTCAATCCATATTCCTACATGGACAGTATAATCATTTATAGAGAAACTAACAACGCAATTATCAACAGGCTTTTTTATTTTAATGAACTTGTTAGAAATTATAGTCTTGTTAAATACTTTGTCTTTTTGTGAGGATGTCTTTCTGTTTTCGTGATCTGTAGGCTTACTAATTTTGTTTCCAATTTTACTGTAAAAATACCAGACAAGCCCCCAGCAATCAAAACCTGTAGGAGATTTGCCGTTGATAAGATATGGGATACCAATTAAATTAGTTGCCAAGGCTAGGGAATCTTTCGAGCGTGTAATATTCACTTGGATATTTTTTATTAACTACAGATTTGAAAACTGCTACCGCACTAACTGTAAAAACATCTATTTGGATATCTCTAATATACATCAAGGTTGGTGGATTATTAACAGGCGAGGGACTGTTAGATAGATACATTCTGTATATGATCTGTATAGGTGTTTGGTGATTTACTGGTATATCAGACAAATAGTTAGACGCTTCATTATTAGTATTAGGAACAGTTATTTTTAAATTCTGCGCTCCATCGCTTGATGAATCTGGCAAACTGAAAGCAAATGAAGAAGCTTTGTAATTTACGCTAGTGAATACAGTAATATTTCCAATAAAGTCTTTTCTGTCATTTACTATATTATAGTAACCTGCTATTGGATGATAAAAAGAAACTGTGTCAATAATAGCAACATCTGGTGGAGATTGTGTAGCAACCTCTCTTAGAGCATCATTGTAATTTGTGTTCATTTTATGCTGATATAACTATATTCTTGCTACTTGCCAAAGCCAAACAAGCGGCAGTGTCTGGATGCGTTGCGTCCAAGCCGTTGTTTACCCAACATGGGTTTCCAGAAACGGATATGGTATATGTTCCAGAAGTCACAGTAATTTGTTGTATGAAAATATAAATATCATCTACATTTAAATAGTTATTTTGTAAATTTGCGAATCCTCCTGTTATTGTGCTAGGCGAAAGACTTATTTGATTGATGTTATTGTTTTGTAATCGCAAGTAGCCAGTCCCCTTGAGCTGATTAATTCGAAGAACACTAATATTATTACCAAACAAAAACAACTGCTCAAAACTTACTTTTCTTAAATTCAAAATGCCAGATAAATTGCAGTCAGTTAATGATAGAGTTTTTATATCTACATCTCTATCATCGTAAGATGAAACTGAAAATGTTTCTAACACATTACAATATTTCATTTCAAAGGAATCGAAAATCTGTGAATCGTGTTTGAAAAATTGCAATCTTACCGATTCTATTATTGTACTAAATCTAATCAGATATCTATCACCAGTGGCAGGAATCGGAATGTTGTAATGTTCATTGCCATATTCTCCTGCTAAATTGTCGCAGTTATCAAATTGGAATCGTTCACATTTTGTTAGCTCTAAAAGATCGGCTCTAGTCAAGTTATTTTGACTGCAAGTAACTCTAGTAATATGACCAATCGGAGTTGAATCAGTTGCGCTCATGCAAGCCCAGACTACGCACCTATGCTCTTGACCTATATTGCCTGCGGGTATGGGTATATCAGCAAAAGTGCCACTAGCATAAATGCCTGTTGTGCCGTCAAATTTTTGTACTGCGTAATGACTGCTTAAACCGCCAGAAGTCTGTATGTAAATTTCAGCATTGTTGTTGTCTGGACCTGCAACATTTCCAAACCAAAGGTATAAGTTTTCTCCTGTTTGCGGTGTAGTCTGACCTAGTTGTAAAATGTTATTATAAGATTGCTGATCTATTGTTTCTACTCTATAAAACTCAATTTTTGCATTTACTACAGAGTTACCTACATTTGTATATGTGTAAGTATAATCAGATATAAATCTTACTTTGCATTGAACAGTAGAGGTAGTGCCTCCTACTGGTAAATCTATCAAAAACCAATCAGCACCATTATTTAAACTGTGTAGCCAAACACCTTTAAAAATTTGAAAATCGTTGTCGCAAAATTGAAAGGTTATTGATCCCTCTTCATAATCAGTGCTGTATCTTTTTCTGATTTGATACCTTCCAGACTCAGTTCTTTTTCTTTGCGTAGAGCTACTATGCTTTACAGTAAGGCTTGAGGGTAAAGGTAAATTTGTTTGTTCCCAAGTAATCATTTTATCGTCTTGCTAATCCAAAGCTCTTTTCTAAAGCTGGAAGAAATGTTCCACCACCATAGCTAGCCTCGCTTGTTAATTCGTCTTTTGTTTGCTTTACTGCTTTTTCGATGTATATCTGAATATCACCGCTAGAGTCTTCTTGAACTTCTCCTTTTATTTCTGAGCCTGTTTGATTTATAATCGTTACGCTTGCCCGTTTACTATTACCTCCTATGGGATTGTTAGCCATAGAAAAAAGGTTTCTTTGCTGTGTTTGATTAAGCACCATTTCTCCACTGTTTAATTTAGCGTTGATTTGATCTCCCCCATATGAGCTACCCCCAACAATTCCACCTTGCTGATATTTCGTAGCTTTTATGGCTTGTATTTGTGCAAGACCAGAAGCAATAGCACCAGCCGCCGCAACTGCTCCCAAAACTGGACCTACTACGGGTATTCCCGCCATTGCTTTGTATGCAGATACAGCAGAGGCGTAAGTGTCTACTGTTGCTTGTGCTATCGCAAAGGCTTTTGCCGCCCTTGCTCCTTTCTCCCCAAATACTTGAGCTGTAGCTGATAGATTACCAAAAAAGTCACTTGCAATATTAAGCCGTTCTTGGAATTGCGCCTCCTCTACTTTCTTAATGTCTTGAGCAGTTTGCAACTGAATCCTTTTGATTATGTCTTGCTGTTCTTGGTATGTTAGATTCGTAGACTCCCTAATAATTTCTAACTTTTCTCTCTCAGCTTCTTTTAATCTTAATATCTCTGCTTCATAAGGATCATCAGCTATGTAATCAAAAGCTAACCCGCTTGCAGATTGGTTAATTCCTGTTTGCAAATCTACGGCTTTAGGTATTTGCTCTTCTGGTTCAGCAACACCTTTTACGGCAATGGCTTCTACATATCTACCATAAGCTTTATCAAAAAGTTTTGCTTTTTGTTCTAAGGATGCGCCACTTTGTTTTATTATTTCAAGATCCTTATCGTATTCTATTTTTGCTCTTTCGTCCTTAGTTTGGTATCTTTGTTTTAAAGATTCAAAATCTAAAGTAGATTGTGATTTTGCAGATTCTTTTGTTTGATCTTGTAATACTTTTAATTGCTTTTTGTATATCTCTAGCAACATTGTTTGTTCTTTTGTTAGAACAGTATTATTTTCAGCTAATTTATCAAACAGGTCTAATTTATCTTGTAATATTTTTACTGAGTCTCCTATTTCCTCATTATATAACTCTTGTAATAGGTTTTGAGTTGTAGCCAATTCATTTGCTTCTTCTCCAGCTTTTAATAACTTATTGTTTTCTACAGTTATTGCTTTAATCGCAGAGGCGAAAATTAAACCCGTCTTTTCTAATCTTTCATTGATTTCTTTGGATTCTCTTTTTATCTCTTTTAGTTTTTCGCTAAACTGTTTTAAGCTTATAGATTGTGATCTGTATTCTCTGGCTATTTGTTCTGTTCTTTTAGCTATATCTATATCTATTTTTTGTCGCAATGTAGAGGTGTTATATATTCTATCTTGGTAAATAGCTTGGTTTTTTAAACTCTCTAATTTGGCATTGGCAACATCTATAGTAGCTTTATCTGTGCTGTTTGCTAACAAACTTTTTTGTTTAGCTATTTCTTTTTCAGTGTCTAATATTTTTTGAGATAATACTGCCACATCTCCCAAGGCAGAGGCTCTAATAACTGCGCTTTTTTTAATTGCCTCATCATATGATTTTTGCTGATCTATTGACAATCCAACCTCTGTTTTTAAAAACCCAATTTCTTCTTTTACATAGCTAAATACAGTTCCTCGCAAACCTTTAGTAGCAAGCCTTTTATATAGTTCAGCAAAACCACTTAAAAGGTCTGGATCTGCTAAAGAGTCGGCAACATCAGCAATAGCACCAGATAACCCTTCGCTTGCGCCTGTTGCTTGGTTAAAGTTTTCTGCTAGAATCAATAAAGAGTTTCCTAGCTTAGAGAATGACGTTCCTAGTGTATCCCCAGCTATTGCGGAAGCTTTGGCAGTGTCTCCGCTTGCGTCTCCTATCTCCTTAATTGCGTCTGCTGTATCTTGCAGTTTGTCTTTTGTGATTGTAGCAGAAAGCGAATAAGCTTCGATTGATTTTAATGACTGGTTTAAAACTTTGTCATTACCACCAGAAGCAATTCTAACTTTCTCTAAAGCACCTGCTAGACCTTCTTGGGCTATAAGTTGCCTACCACTACTAACGCCCAACTGGTCAAAAATGCCAGCCATAGTTTCAGACGGATTTAACAGAGCAACTATTGCCGCTTTAATTTGCGTCATGCTCTCAGCAGTCTTTACACCTTGCTTTGTAGTAGATGCGACAATTCCTAACAGCTCTTCTAGCTCAACTCCTGCTGTAGCCGCAACGGGTGCAACTCTAGCTAAACTGCTTGCAAGTTGTGGTATGTTTGTTTTGCCCAGTTTTACAGTTCTAAATAATTGGTCACTTACTTTTCTAGCTTCTGAAGTGCTTTTGCCGTAGGCGTTAAGGGCTGTTGTTAGAAGGTCTGTAGAGCTTCCAATATCAGCAAGACCACCTTTACCAAGTTGTGCGGCAACTTCCACAAAACCTTTTACTTCTTTTGCATCAATGCCAGCCGATAAGGCTTGATAAAAGCCTTGTGCCGCCTCTGTTGCGTCTACTCCTATAGATTGCGCCACCTTCAAAGCATCAAGCCTAAGAGCTTTCATTTGGCTACCTGTAGCTCCAGCAATAGTTTCTACCTCTTTCATGGCTACGTTGAACTCTAGCCACTTCTTTGTAGTCTTAACAATGGTCGCTCCTACTGCTGTAACGCCCAAGGCTAACCCTCCCATTGCTAACTTAGTAGCAGTGCTTGCGTTTGCCAAACCTCTGAGGCTACCGCTTGCCGATTTGCCAGACTTGCCTAAAGAATTAATTTTAGTTTGGGCTTCATTTAATCCAGTAGAATCTACTGTTAGGCGTAATCTTGCTACATCTTCAATCATTGAGAATTTTGTGTTTTATTCTGTCTATTAATCTTATTGCACTTATTTCAAATTCATTGAGGGTTACACCTGTTAGGTTACACCAGCAATAAATTTCGTTATAATCAATAGGCTTATCTGTTTTCAATTCTTGATAATATTCTAACAGATAAACTAAATGATCGTCTAAGGCTTTTCTTTCTTTTAATTCTTTAGGTTTTACACCAGTGGTTTTATAGACCTGTTTTAAATGATCTAAATGTGTTGTTTTACTTTCTGGGGGTATTTTGTGGAGCTTAAATTCTGCCTCTGAAAAGGCTTCTATTTTTTCAAGCTCCCTTTGATAAAATTTTTGCGCTTGGCTGATTCTGCATCAATTTCTTGGGCTAAAATTGGCGCATCTTTAAATACTTTTAAGATGTTTGTTTTGGTGCAAGGATACTTCTCGCCTTTGTCATCATGAAAACTCCAATCAACTACTAAAGAAGCTAACAGCTCATTGCTATATTTCTCAGTAGCTTCAAGAGTTTGAATTGTTTCAACTCCATCGTTCTCTTCGTGTATAGTTATGAGCTTCTTTCTAAATTTAGATTGAGCTTTCTTGAAACAAATTGAATCAGTGCTTTTAATTCTGATCCAGTGATCTGTTAGATTTCCTTCTACATCTTTAAGAGGTAGCTTTACCCCTTCTTCTCCTAATTGTCCTGTTGCAAATGCTTCTAGGTCTTTCATCATGTCTATTTTTGGTTAATGTGCGTTATTTACGCTAGGGAATACGCACCCCTCCCTTCATGAGGCAGAAAAGAATTAAACTGCCGAGCGATCTATCTGAATGTTAGATAATACTGTTGTATCGTCTACCAATGCTTGGAATGGAACTGCAAGGGTGATTGCTCCTTCTCCGCTAACATCTGGGTTTGCACCTCCAGTGTAAGTAACACGGGGAAGCAAAAACTCATAATGGTTAGTCCCATCGTTAAGTTCAAACTCAATGCTAGATTCTGTTTCATTAAGAAACTTCTCTACCTGTGCGGAGTTATCAAAATACATAGTTGCTTGTCCTGTAATGTTAGAACGTCCTACTGTTGGCAACTGAGTAAAGTCGCTACCAACTACGTTCCTAGTTTCCATTCCGTTTTCAACTGTTAGGGTAAGCTCAGTAATGATGGAAATAGGGCTACCATCAATCTTAACGCTTCCAGTAAAACCATTAAAAGGGCAGTTGTCGCTAGATGCGTTATAGGTCGCTCCTGCTGGCTCTGCCGTCTCTACTAAGTAATCCTGCCCAATTAGGCTGAAAGAGCCTGTGAGAGTCCCTACAGGCGAAACTGACAGATTCATGGTGTTGTATTCACAACCTGTGAAGCGGTGATAAGGTTTGTCAGCAGATTGCTGATCTGAGAAGTTACGTAAAATGGTGAAGCTTCTGCGGGTAGTTCCTGCTGTTAGGCGGTCAACTCCAACTCCCCCTCCGTCAACATCCCAAGTTCCTAACATAACGGCTTCTAGCTCGTTATCGTAAGATCCATAGGAGATTTCAAATCCAATATCACCAGCAACATTTTTAACCCCATGCTTGGCGCATTTAATTTGGCGGTCTGCTCGTAGTTCTTCTGAAACTGTGATATCTTTGGACATTCCAAGACTGCAAGCCGTATGGCGTAAAGTCTCAAAAACTGGTGTAGCTGGAGTGACCCCGTAAGAGGTTTCAGCTACCGAATAAATTGCATGGCGTGATGCGTCTGACATAATATTTTTTTCTGTTATTTGTTAGTTAGTATTTCGTATTAAACGAGAATACCAAATCACCGATACAGGTATTCTAAAAAAGTTGTTAGATATGAAGCCTTCAGTTCTCCCACAATTTACTATGACAACCTCTTGCCCACTATAACTGAAACGCCTACCTGCTGTAAAGTAACTTCTTAGCGCATCAACAATATCTAACGCTTGTTTCTCGCCTTTTCCGTTAGGCACGTAAACGTCTATTTGCATTAGCCCGTTTAGGTCATCTTCTCCACCATTTCCAAGAGTCTGGACTGTTGGAATGTTAGGTAAATATGTTAGCCCCATGTAAATGCTTTTTCCGTCTGGAGTTTTGGGTCTATTTTCCGTGATGATTTCATATTCCCATCCTTGGGCTGTCTTTAAATCAATAAATGCTTGGACTAATGCTGATCTTACTGAGCTACTCATAAATTTAATTGTTAGATTTTATTTGCTAGGTTCTTTAATATCTTCTGAAAACGAATAGCGTTTTTTCTAACCATTCCTCTAGGAGATTTCTTGCTGAATCCAGAGCTATTAACTTTATCAGTAGGACCATTCCACTCTCCATATTCTGCAACTTTAGCATATGGCAAATTGTTAGTAAAATGAACTTTATCACCAAACTTGCCCAAGTTATTTAATATTTTGTTTTTAGAGTAGTTGCCGTTTTTGTCGTTTTGAATCAAAACCTCATCTCTTGGTTTATTTACTGATGTCAACCAGTTACCTCTTAATCTTCCAGTATCTACAGGCGTATCATCAACAACGGAAGAGAAAAGCTTGATAATTACAGCCCTGCGAATCTTATCAGCTTCTTTTTCTGATTTGTTAGTAAATCTAATTATGTCACTCTCAAAACTCATGGGTTAGTAATATTTTGATATTTTTTAGCTTTGTTTTTATAGACAAAGTAACCACCAATTTTAAGACCTAACATTATCTTTCTTCTGTTCCACCAGCTTACAGGAGTCCAGTGAGTTTTCATTGCCCTTGCTAAAACTCCATCAGCCTTTTCTCTGCCTTTGCTACCAAAAAACTGCGAGGTGTAAAGGTAGTCATGGACTACTGCACTTCCGTTAGAGTCTTGCACTTTGCTAACAACACATCTAACAACTTTAGGTATGCTGTAAAGGTCAGTTACAAAACCTTTAGGCACTGTAATTTTGCCGTGAATATCATCTTGGTAAATGTAGTTTCTGAGTAACTGCCATTTACCTTTTCCTATCTCTCTTAAATCTAGAGGTAAGGGGAAGTAATCATTAGTATGATCTTTTAAATGCTGTTTGTGATCTTGCATTAGTAAATACTGTAAAACTCGTTAATGTTGCGCTCAATGTTTTCTTTGTTATGTTTTTGATCGTTAGGGTAAATAATCAATTCTTGCCATAACCCTATTGTGTTTTGTGTCCCATTACCAGATCCCATAACTCCTATGTTGGAACTTCCGTTAGTTTCAATACTACCTCCCCATACTCCAAAAGAACCATTTATAGATGATCCATTAAAGCCATAATTATATGAACCTTGCGATTCATCAAAGTTATATGATCTTAATTGCTGGTTGGTAGTTGCACCATTAACACTGTGAATCTCATACCCTGCACCATCATTTAGGTTATATGAGTTATAGTAAAAGTTTACATAACCTTGAACTCCTGTGATATCATCACACCAAACTCTAGAGGAACTAGAACTAGAAGCATTAATAACTGAATACCAAGAGACTCCACCCTCATAGTCAAAGCTGTTAGCATTGTATAAATATCCACCAAAGAAATCTAAACATGGCAATCCGTTGTCTGTCGAAACTGTTTGAGTTATTCCAGTATAAATCTGTGGTTGATCTCCCTCTGTAGGCTGGATTAAATCAAAACCATTACCACTTTGGTCATAAACTTTACTTACGAATCCTCCTGTTGTTCCGCAAAAACTAGCTAATGTTCCATTAGTGATTTCTGCGGATGTAAAGCTACTGATTGCTCCATCACTAACTCGCCTAACATCTACAACATTTTGACCAGCCCAAGTAGTCGTTAGCTCTCTGAGTGAGTAAGCTCCGCAAGCACTTGCGTAAGTGTCTATTAATTTGTTAGCTGGTAGTGGAGCTTCATAACTGTAAGTAGAACCAAAGTTAGTTCCATCATTAGTCCCCGCTTTATCCTCTACGTCATCGTTATCCGTTAGATAATGCGCTACAAGATTAGTTTGAACATCTGTGCCAGCGTATAGATCAGAGATTTGTGATGCTGTTAGGTCAGTGTCGTAGATTCTACAATCACAAATGTTACCTTGAAATGGTGCTTGCCCTAACCCGTTAGCTCCTATCCCTATATCTGCCGTTGAGTTATGAACCGAGGAGATGCTAGAAACATTTGAAGTTGTCTCTAAAGATCCATTAATATAAAGTTTTAAACCTGTAGAGCTTGAAGGGGCAAATGTAAATGCAACATGAATCCACTCCCCTGCTACATAAGTAGATGAAGGAGATGCGGCATCAGTAGTTGTTATACCATTTGGGCTGATTTGTGCGTAAATCACCCCGCCTGTATAAGTAATAATGTTTACTGATCTTTGATTTCCAGTGCCTACGTTATGATTGAAAAAAGTAACAATAGCATCTGCATCTGGCTTAATCCAGCAAGCCCATGTCTGCGCTCCCGTGGGAATCCAAGAACCATCTTGGACAGTTATATAATCACTTGTCCCATCAAAGATACGTGATGCACTGCCAAACTCTACCGCTGGTGATGGGTTATCATAAGAATACTTTGATCCGTAGTTAGTGCCGTTGTTAGAACCAGCCTTGTCTTCCGTATCGTCTGCATCTGTTAGCCAATGCCCTGCAAGGTTGGTGGTTACGTTTGTTCCAGCGTATAAATCGCTCACATCTGAGGAAGATAACTCTGCATCATAAATCCTTACGTCTGCTATGTTACCGTCTGCATAGTTTGCACCACCAGTCCAGTCTCCCAGCCGTCCAATGATAGCTGAAGCACTTGTGTTATGCATGGATATGTAACTTCCAATATTAAAAGTTGATGCGTCTACACGAACAGTTAAGCCATCTTGCTCAGTTTTATAAATTTTAATACCAGAGGAAGATGAAGACCCATCATAGGTTGCCGTTACGTGAACCCATTGACCTTCTAAAGAGTTAAAGGTTATTGATGTTCCTCTTGTAATGCGTGATGCACCATTATCATCATAAAGAGAAAAATAAAGTTTGCTATCACTTCCGAATGAAAACTGCCACTCCTGTTCTGTTGATGATATATTAAATTTAGTTATTATTCTGAATTGTGATGCATCCTCCATTTTGATCCAAGCACTAACAGAAAATGGTGAATCGTTAATACCATCACCAAAGCTAAAGTCATCAGAATCGCCTAAGTCAACATAATCACTAACACCATTAAAGCTACGGCTTCTATTACCAAAGCCGTCAAATGCAGTAACCCCGCCTTGGAATCCTTTTCGTCTATGTGATAAATATGAGCTCATTATTTTTAAGAAGGGCTGTCAGTTGAGTAAGTAGAACCATTATTTGTTCCATCGTTAGTTCCCGCATGATCTATAACGTCATCGCTGTTAGTTAGCCATTGCCCGACAAGGTTAGTTCTGTCTTTTGTGCCGTTGTGGATATCTAGCACTTGTGAAGTTGTTAGATCAGTATCATAGATGCGAACATCTGCAATCTTGCCACCCCAAAGACCACCGTTTTCTGTTGTTCCAGATATACGCAACTCTGATGTAGCGTCATAAATACTAGTAAATGTCCCACCAGAAAGCCAATCAACCAAAGTTGCATCCTCTGTTCCATTAACCCACATCCGCAGATAATCACCTGTGGCTGTTTGGTCGTATGCAATAGAAATGTGATGCCATGCGTTTGCGCTAATAGGCGCATTATCTGTTTGCCGTCCCCATGTGTTATTAAAAGAACCATCATTACTCATTACCATTGCTAAATTGCCGTCAGATAGCACACGAATTAAAAATGATCGTTCACTACTTGTTGAGTATTTAGCTATAGGATCAGTGTCTGCAAGAGTTGTGGTTTTAATCCAAGCTGTGATGGTGAACTTTTTTCCTGTGCCAGCAAACACGTTATCAAGTGCATCACCTAAATCAACATAATCACTTGCCCCATTAAAGCTACGGCTTGCTTGCCTAGATGGAATCAAATCCATAGGAGGGTTATCATACGAGTAAGTAGAACCATAGTTAGTGCCGTCATTAGTTCCCGCCTTGTCTTCTACGTCATCGTTATCTGTTAGCCAATGTCCGATAAGGTTGGTGGTTACGTTTGTGCCATTGTATAAGCTGGCGATGTCGCTGGATGATAGCTCTGCATCGTAAAGTCTAACATCAGCCATTTTTCCTTTTGCTAAACTGTAGCCAGAAGTTAGTTGAACTGCTCCTATGTATGTAGGAGTGTTTTTGTTTTCCATTGCTGTATAGAAACCAGAATTGCCATTAGAATCATCAACATTTACCCCATTCAAATATAGATCAATACCATCACCAGCGTTATCGCCTCCCCTACCATCATATGTAGCTGAAACATGAACCCACTGATTGAGGTAACTAGATAAACTGGTAGAGTAATATCGTTTTATAAGTGAACTGCTAGAAAAATCTTTCAGAAAAAGCGCAAGCCTATCTGAACCATCAGTAGTAAAAGCCCACTCTTGACCAGAACTGTCAGACCATTTACATAACACCCTAAATGCTTTGTTAATAGCTTCTATTTTTATCCATGCAGATACAGAGAATGGTGAATCATTAACACCATCACCAAAACTATGTTCATTAGTATCTGCTATTTCTATTCTATCACTAACACCATCAAAGCTACGGCTTGCACTGCCAAACTCTACAGGTGGTGAAGGGTTGTCATATGAATACTTAGATCCGTAGTTAGTAGCATTGTTAGAACCCGCAACATCTAGCAAGTTGTCTTCATCCGTTAGCCATTGTCCTGCAAGGTTTGTGGTAATGTTTTTGCCGTTGTAAATATCTGAGATATCAGTAGCGGTTAATGTTGAGTTGTAAATTCTTATATCTGCTCTGCCACCACTTCCAAAACTTGCAGGTAGATCATTCACCCATGTGCATCCAACTGTTATAGGTCCATCGCTGTTGTGAATTGTTGTCATTGCATGATCAAAAACCTTAGTGGTTGTTTCCTCTGAACCATCAACAAATAATTTAAGAGTTCCGTTATCCCAAGTAAACGCTACATGATGCCATGTCCCATCTGAAACGTCAGTAGTTCCATAATATCTTTTAGCTGGGTTTGTTCCTGCACCATCACCTGTTAAAAAAACCATTAGCTTTTTGCCATTGGTTTCCGCTGTTCTTGAAGGACCAATAAACCAAGCTCTATTATTGCTTAATGATCTCCAATGAGCAAGGTGGGTTGTTGTCCAATCTTGATCCGTAGTTTTCACCCAAAAAGCTACACTTAAATTAGTAGTGCTTTCATTAATATCTGGGATAGAAACATAATCGCTAGAACCATTAAAGCTACGGCTTCGATTTCCAAAGCCGTCAAACGCCTGTGCGCTTGTGGCGAATCTATGTGGATCAATTACTTCCATTAGATCATGTCAAAATCTGGATCAACCTCTGGGACTGTGTGGAATAGCTCGTAACAATGCAATCCGTAGCTAACCAATTCTGTTTTAAGTTCACCTACTGTTAGAGTTTGCGTTTCTTTTAAAACGTCTTGCACTTTGACCTCTTGAGAATCTGGCATTTGAGCCTGTTCAATTAATGTCATCATGCGGGTAAAAGCATTTTGTGATTCTAATGAAACATCTAACTTAATGCCTTGTGTAGTTTCAAAATGTGCGGGGATTTTTGCATCAATCTCAGCTTGTGTTAATGAAACAACTTCATAGCTTTGTAGAGTTGTGGTTTCGTTTGCAACATCGTAGCTAACAGGTAGTCGTTTCAACTTTTCAGTTAGCGGATCAAAGCTAGGCTTAGAATCTTTAACTTCAATGAGCCACTTAATATTATCTGCAAGACCTTGGATCATCTGAGTTTTATCCTCACTTCCAAAAACTTGAGATGTTAAAAGTTTTCCTTTGCCATCTTTTAAAGGGGCTTGTGTGTTTGTGTCATAGATTGTAAATCTATCAGTGCTTTTGATTGGGTATGTAATAGCCATTGTTAATTTAGTTTATAGTTAATCCCATGAAATGAGTAAATCTGTATGTAATCCTTTAGCACCTGTGCCTCCAAATGTATCTACATGAAAAGAAATTCTGTCTCCAGCTAAAAAGCTTGTAGGCTCAGAAAGCAAAACGTGATTAGTTCCACCTGTTGTAGAATCTCCAGCATCAGCAATAACTCCTTTAGTTGTTAGAACTGTAGTAGCATTTTTTTGAACGTCTACAGTTAGTGCAGAGCCAGAAGTAACAGTAGAGCTTCCACTATGAACCGCATTGATTTTTCCGTTAGCTGGGGCAATCCAAGCAGTCTTTTCACCAGTTCCGCTAGTATCGTCTGCCTCGCTACCCATCTTGGTTACATACCAATTTTGAATTAGCTTGTTTTGATACTTCACTCTGACTCCGTAAAGCTGTGCGTCATCAGAACTAACAGTAGCACCAGCGGTTTCTCTAACAATCTTGATAAAAAGAACGTCACCATCTTGGGGGCTTCCGCTAGGGGTTACACCAGCAACGCTAACAACGTGTAAATCTGTATTGTTGATAATGGGATCGTCTGCCGTTTGAGTAGTTGCACTATATGCAACATCCCAAGGGTCATCGTCACCAGCACATTGGCTAGTTACTCCCCACTTAACATTTTGCGTAGCAGTTCCCGCAGAACTTCCCCAAACAAATTCAACCTCTAAGTCTGATCCATCCCACTGCGGAGGCATACCAATTTTTGCGTAAACCGCTTCTCCTGTGGCTACGTGCCAAATGTCGCTAGAGTTGTTAGTTCCGTAAATAGTTTCTGCTGTAGCTCCTGCACTATCGGCAAACATTGCCCCACCATCAATCCAAACGGATGTTTCTGCTGTATCTGGAACACTGCCACCATTTCCCGCATTGTCATCTACATACTTTTTAGTTGCTGGCTGAAAGTCTGCTGATGGAGTAAATGAAATTGTGTTGTCTAGCTCAAGCACATTGGCTTTTGTTGCTAGTGCTGAAAGGTCTTGATCTCCTGTATTGCTACCAGTGATTGCATCTAGCTTTGTCTTATCGCCATCTACGAAAGCTCCTTCTGTTAGGATGGTTTGTAACCCAGACAAGTCTTGATCTCCAGTGTTAGTTCCTGTGATTGCTGATAGCTTACTCTCTTGTGCTGTAGTGAAAGATGCTGTGGTGTTGTCTAATACTGAATCTTGAGCTTGAACAGTTGTTCCTATGTCTGAATCCTGCAAGGCTGAGTCAGCTTTAACGCCTTGCTCTGAAGTTGCAAAATCTCCAGTGTTAGAAGTTGCCGCAGAGCCTAAACCTAGTTCTGTTCTGGCTGATGCGTCATCGTCTGACTTCATAAAGTCATCAATGTCCTGTGATACTGTATAATTAGGCATTATGTTTATTGTTAGATTGTTGGTGATAGGTAAAAATCGCCTACTGAATTTATGTAGAAGCTGATTCCATCTGGCTGTAAATAGCCGTTTGTAATTCCAGTTGTTACCACATCACCTAGCAACATGATCCCAAGTTTAAATATTACATTTGTTCCCGCTGGGGATAGTTTGCTTACCCCAAAGGTTAGCCATTCTTTATTTCCGTAAATTATCTTGTCGTTAATCTCTGGCTCAAAAGTTGATCCAACTGTAGAAAGCAAAAGTGTTTTAGTATTACCTAAAATCTTTTCTTCATTTAAGGAATGGTCATACTCAGTTTCAGACTTGCTAAAAACAGCACCATTTAATGTCTGCTCATTAGAAGAGGTGGTTACTGTCTCTGCTGTAACAGGATCATAACTTTCTGTTTCTCTTCTAACTGTTATTGATTGCCCTTTATCTTTTAAAAGAGCATTTGCAGTATTAGATAGTCCTGTATAAAAATCAGCCATTTAAATTCTGATAGATGATATTGATAGAAACCCGCTTCCAGCTTTTACTAGGTCACGTAAAAAGCCGTTAACTTTGATAAATGTTGGGCGGGCTACACTAATTCCTTTTTCTGCATATTGAACTTCAATAACGTCAACTTTTTCCTTTAGAACTTCTCTACCATCTCCTGTAGGCTGTAGGTCAAAACTTGTAGCTTCAAAAGACAACTGGCATTGAGCTTGCTTGAGTTTAAAGGGAACTTGTGACTCTGAAAATAATACGCCTTGAATGTATAAATTCTTCCGTGGAAATGATGCGTCTTGTGGTGGATTCGCCTCTTCTCCTTTGTAATCAAGAGCCTCTAAGTAATCAAATGCTTTAACTATCAGAATCTCTAACTGTGCATCACCGCTAGGCAATAACAGGTTTCTAAGGTCAGCAAAAGCTCTAGCCTCTGCTACAGTAATGTAGCTGTTAGCACCGCTTACGCCCGTTCCATCTTCGATAATTAAAGCCATTTTTTATTTAGGATTTTTTGCGTCTTTTCTTTGACGTTTCAATTACAGGCTGAGTTTGTTTTTTCATGCCTTGCTGAATTTGTGCAAAGCTTACTCTTTGCCCTGCTACGTTGCCGTCTTGATTTACTTTAGGCTCTGTAGTTTTAGCTACCTTCTTAGTTGCTTTCTTAGCTTTTTTCTTTGGAGCTTCTTGTTTTTCGCTAGGACTCCACATTTTTTTATCTGTCATTTCTTATTGTTGTTAGATTGTCAAGCGGGTGACAGGAGAAACCAATAACTCCCGCCACCCTAACTTGAACAATGGATTTTTAATTAGCCATTTGTCACAAGGAAAGCCATAGGAATGGACTTGCGATCAAATACACGATTCCAGTTAGAAGCTGTGCGAAGCTCTGCAAGAGTTGCAGATTCCGAAGCTACTGAAGCGGAAGTGAAGTTGAAACCACTTGGGTGAATCAACCATGTCTTACGCTCCCAGAGAGTTTCAAGACCAGAGCCAACGCCCTTAGCGGGGTCACGATCTACCTCAACTGGAACTGATGGTGAACCTTCGCCATAACCAAATGCACCACCACCGAAGAGGATTGAAGTGTATTTGAAGCCAGAAGTTCCACCAGCAATAACGGGCATAGAATCATCTACTACAACACGCTTGCCAAGGTAAGTTGGAATATCAAGAGTGCCTGTAGAATCTTTAACAAAGTCGATATCATCAAGGTTGACCAAACGCTTGTAAACTGCACTGTGAAGAGCGATTACTCCAGTTTGACCGAATGAATCACCAAGAGTAAAGGCGGCTTCTACAACTGCGGAACGCCCAATAAGGTTTCCTGCTGTTGCGGCTGTGCCGTCTTCGATAGCAATATCATTTACCATGTCGGAAGAGTCGTTAGCTACGTTGTCTGCTTGAATACCTTCAGCACAAGCAAGTAAACGGAATTGCCAGTTACGCATCCAGTAGCGGTCGGTGCGGTCACGAATCCTTCGCATAGGATCAGAGCCAGCAATCTCGCCTACAAGGTCTTTAGAAGCCCATCCGTTATTAAGGTAAGCGTTGCGAGCGGTTTGCTTGCCACTTGTTAGCTTGTTAGGAGTTGCGTCAGTGTCAGAAGTGTCACCAATGTTAGGCTCTACTGCTGAATCAAGGTCGTTCCAATGTGGAACTTCGATAACATTACCACCGCTGTTAGCTTGCGCTTGGAGAACAGGGTTAGTAACTGCGATGCCACTTTCAACGAAAGCGGTTTTTTCTGGGCTGTCATTTGCCACATAGTCAAGATAGACTTCTGGGATGACTGCATCTGAGAGTTGGGTATTAGCCATAATATTTTATATGTTAGTTTTTAAGTTGTTAGATTACTAGACAGGATTAGCCTGTTCTGAATCTCTTAGTTTGCGATATTCATCTGGAGATTCTTTAAAAAGTGTTACCTTTTCGCTCTCCGACATTTCGCTTAATTTCTTAGAAGCACCGCTTCCATTACCGCTACCAATAGCACCGCTCCCGCTAGCATTACTCCCCACTATAATAGAGGAAAATTTCTCGTTGGCAACAAATTCTTTTTTTAGCTCATCAACTGTTAGAGCGGATGGCTTCCCATCACGATCTAAAACTCTTGTCGTTGCTTTCCCGTCAACTATCTCAGTTGTTAGTCTAGCAGAAATTG